TTTAAACTTGCATTTAAAGAATTTACATTACTTAAAGTATAAACATCGGTAGATTGAACAACACCGTTTACAAGGGCAATAACTTCTCCTACTTTTTCTGCTGGCTCAGATAGATTAAAACTAGTTTGAGAACCAGTAGCCGTATAATTAATTCTAGAAAGAGCAGGGATTAATATAGGATTAAAATTTGCGTCATTAGGATATCTTGCTATTGCCATAATTAACCTCGCATTGCCTTTCTTACTCTACCATTATTCTGAATATCTTTAACAACCAAATCAATAATCATTTGACCTGTATCATTTCTTACTTTAGTGGTTTCTACTTGTTGAGGTGTACCATTATTTTGAACATTTACAACTACGTTATTACCAGAATTCATTTTACCTGTTGCATTAAGCTGGTTCAAAGCAGAACCTCCAATTGCTTTTGCAGCTGGTTTTCTTATAACAAACTCTCCAGGTTCTAGTAAAGCAGGCACTCTATCTCTTCTAGCAACAGAGCCTCCAGCAGCAAACTGCTGAATTGTATTATTTAAAGGAACTTTTCCACCAATATTGGCACCAAATGAAGCTATAGCTTTTTGAACCGCAATTTCAAGGAACATTTGTACAAAAGTAGCTATCATTGCAGTTTTAAAATCACCTGTTGCAGCTAAAACAGTTCCAAATGTTGCTATTGTAGCTCCAGATATTTTATCTAAAAATCCAGTAGTTTGCTCTTGTGTACCTTGTAATAAATCGGCTGTCTTTTTCTTTTCAGCATTTACATCAAATCCTTTATCAGACCCAACATATGCTCCTTGTCTTAAAGCAATAGGATCAGTGACAGCACTCGATGCTCCGCCGGTTAATCTAGCAGAAGCGTCAGCTGATCTACCTGTGTTAGTTCCTGATGCAGCACTAATTCCGCCAGAAAGTGTTTGGTTTAGTTGTTTTAAGGTCATATTAAGATCTTCTAGAACTTTACGTTGTTGGGCTTCCAACTGATCTTTAGCTTTATCTGCAAACCCTGATAATCCAGGAAGCTTGGTAATACTTTCTTTAAGATAATCAGTAATAGGAGTTACAAGACCTTCTTGAATAATGCTCTTTTGAATATCCGCTAATATATTGTATAGAAATTGATTAAAGCCATCTCTGAAACCTTTTAAAGTTAGAGTACCTTTAGCAATTGATTCAAATAAAGATTCTAAAGACCCTTGCAAATTAGTTTCAAATGATTGAACAAATGTAGAAACTACAGCAGCTAACATACTATTACTTGCTTCTATTTGAGCAAGAAAAACACTAAAACCTACTGTAAGATTTTGTATAGCCGCTTCAGTTTCCTTATATTTTATTTCAACACTTTTTAATAGAGCAGCTCTTTCTTCTTCTAAAGCATTTGTTCTTGCTTGCCCTTTGTTTGCATTAATTTGTGCTTGAGCAGCATTATTTGTAGCATTAGCACTTGCCCTGACAGCTTTTTCATATTTAGTAATAGCAACCTGATAATCTTTTTGAAGATCATTGCTTATACGTTGTGCACCGCTTAAATCATTTAAAGCAGCTATTCCCCCAGTTTGAATTCTTACAAATTCTTTTCTGACTTCCTCAAGACTGTCAGCTTTAAAGTCCTGTAATCCTAAAGTCTTACCTAGCTGCGTTGGGCTTGTTTTTGGGTCTACTTTAGCAAATGCTTCCTGAAATCTAGATTGGGCTAAAGCCTCAGCGATACCTTTAACATGTTCTTTATAAAGCTCTCCCTCTTGTATAATGAAATTAGCTCTTCTTTCAAAACTTTCTCTTTGTAATCTTGACGAGGCTATCTGTGCTTCTGCTGTTTTTTGAGCAACATCTGCTTGTTTCTCAAAAGCTACTTTTTGTAATCTTTGAGTCTGTATCTCTACTTTAATTTTATTATCTAATATTTTTGCCTGAAGAGCTGTAGATTTTGCAAAAGAATTAAATTCAGCTATTAAATCAGCTAAAGAGTCTTCAAAAGCTCTTGTTTCAAGTTCAATTTTTAATTCTCTTTTTTGTGAAGAACTTAATAATGCTCCTAAAGGAGTACCACTCAAAGCTTCTTGAAGTGTTAACTCAAAATCTCTAGCTGTTCTATTAACTTCATTTAAAGCTGAGGCTAATTGTCTACTTTGTTGAACTTGTTTAATTTGAACAGTCAATGATTGATTTCTGAGATCATAATTAGATTTTAATAGTTCTTGTGCCTGTTTATTTAAAGTAATAAATGTTTTATCATTAAGCTCTCTAGCTTGTTTTGTTAATTGATTGGTTTGTTTTTTAAGTTCATCTGTAATTTTTTTCTGTGCTTGGAAGTTTTTCTCAGCTGCACCAACTAAAGCTTTTCTTGTAGTTAACAGCAATACTTCTAAGTCTTTGGTTCTTTGACTTTCATCACCGTATTCTTTAGCGATGTCTAATTCAAGTTGTGCGTTTGCTACTGTTTCTTTTAAATACCTAACCTGATTTAATCTTCTTTCTTCAGCCGTTGCAGCAAACTTACCTTCTTTATTAGCATAACCAAGCAAAGATTCATAAGCTTTTATTTCGGCACCAAATATTTGTACTATCTTTTTTCTTTCTGTAACAAGCACACTAGTTTGTTCAGTCTGAATTTTTAATATTTCTGCTGCTTGTTTAAGAATCTTCAATGCCTCTTGGTTTTCTTTATTTAAATTACCTAAAGACTCAAGATCTTTAATTCTTGTTAATATACCTGATAGTTGTCTTGCAGAATCTTCCGCGTTAGTTAATCCTTTTTGAAAATCTCCAGCTAGTTTAGTCACAGAAACAAGTGTTTCTTGTAATTGTTTACTTCCACTGGCATCTGTTTCAAATTTAAAACCTTTTTGAAGAGTCTCTGCAATTCCGTCAGTAAAAGCCGGTGCTAATTCATTTTTTATAGCTAATTTAAATTTGTCGCTACCTCCGCTTATACCTTTGATAAGCTCAGTTTGAAATTTGTTAGTAATTTCTTGACCTGCAATACCTAAAGAATTTGCTAGAGCTCCTATTTGCTCTACTCCCGCTCCTTCAGCTGATTTAACCGCGTTTATAACTGCTCGTTGGATCGCCGAACCAAGTTTTCTTTCTGCTTCACTAAAATCGTCTGCACTTTTTCCAAGAAGTGACTCAATAGCGTCTTTTGCTATTTTTGCAGTTTCGGTGTTGTTTGCTCCTGATTCTATAGCAGTAGAAACACTAGATTGAATGGTTTTTTGTATATCTTCTGCTTTAATTTGTTCTTTAATTGTTTTTTCAAATGGCCCAAACCCTATGTCTACTTCTATTTCTAAACCAGGAAAGTTTTTTAATTCTTTTTGTGCTTGTATTGCGCTGTTTGTAATAGCTGTTATACCTTCTGCTGCTTCTTTCGACCCACCGTTTACCACTTTTAAATATCTACCAAAGGTAGTAAAAATTCTGTTTAGCTTTTCAGTTATTCCTAACCAATCAGAAAGTACTGACACTACAGCTGCTATAGCAGTACCGAATAGAACAACAAAATTAACTATTTTTCCTATAACACCTAAAGCTTTACCGATACCTTTTATACTTTTTTCTACAAATAATAAACTTTTAGCAGTGGTTCTTGCAATAATACCTTGTCTTTTTAAAACCACGTTTGTTCTTTGAATAGCTGCGGCTAATTGTATTTCAGAAGCTGTTCTTGATTTTAATTGGCCTTCTAATGTTTTAGTACTTCTACCAGCCGCTTTAGCTGTTGCTATGCGTTTTTCTAAATCTTTAATTGTTTTTTTAACAGCAGCTTGTTCTCTTAGCAAAGCTTTTTCTAATCTATTAACTCCTGCTATATCTAAGTTACCTTCTCTGCCTTTTTGTACTAGACCTGAAATATCTGCTTTACCGTCTTTAGTAAGTCTAGACAATTCAAAACTTTTAGGGTCTAATCCTTTTTGAAGATTTTTTAGAGAAGCGGTAGCTTTTTTAGTACTTGTAGTCCAGGCATTAATCTTATTAATACCTGTATCTATGTAAGCAGACATGCCAGCAAAAGTTTTTGTACCGAAACTGCCAAGTTCTCTTAATGCGACACCAAAAACTTTTACTCCTACAACAGCGAATAAAGTAACTTTGGCTAATAGATTGTCCGTAAAAAATTCTGCTAGTGGAGCTAAATATTTAGTTAACACGCTGCCTATATTATAACCTAGATCTATAAAAGAAGCAGAAAAAGCTTCAAATGATTCTGCAGTAGTAGGAGTTACCGTATTAATAGCTCCAAATTTACGCTGACCTTCTTCGATAGCCGCGTTTACAAAAGCCTGTCTTCTTTCAAATGATGTAAGGGAAGCGGCGGATTTGCCTAAAGATACCGCATAAGCTTCTACGGCTGGTTCTATTCTAGTAAAAATACCAAGTTCGTCCAAAAGTTCTGGTTCTAGTTTCGCAGTACCTCTAGTTAATCGGGTAAGAGCATCAGTTAAATTTCTTCCTAAAGCTCTTGATGCTTTAAGAGAAACCTGTGTTAATCCTTCAATTTGTGTTTGATTGAATCCCGCTGATAAAGCGATGTTTACAGATCTAGAAGCCTCAATTAATGTTAATTGTCCTTTAGTAATTTCTCTAACACTATTAAGAATTTCTGTACCATTAGCACCTACAGCAGCTGCTAAAGTGTTAGTACCTTGAATAATTTGATCAAATTGAGCAGCCGCAGATAGGGCTGAAAAAGCTTGTTGAAGTGCGAAAACTGTTGCAGCAGCACCAGCATAAGCAGACACTAAACCACCTAAACCTTGAGATTGGGCAGCAAATTGTCTTCCTGAAGAAGCAGATGCTTTACCTAGATTTTGTTGAGCCCTAATAGTTTTAGACTGTGCATCACCTAGAGTTTTAACCTGGCCAGCAGCTTTTTTAAAACCTTGTGCTTGTGCTTTTATAGTAACTTTTTGTATTTTAGCTGCCATTTGTTACATCCCTACCTCGTTTTACTTTTAGCTCTAGCTTCTGCTTGTTTACGTTGTTGTTCGTAATGTTTACCATATTCCTGAATACAGATTTGTAGCATTTCAAAAGTATCTTTCCAATCTATCATCTGATATATATTCATTATATCTGTTAAACCTGCATACTCTTTTCCAAGCCAAACACCACTCATTCCCTCAACTTTATCTGGCAAGATATTCATAAGAATTAAGGCTTGTTGAGCAGATATTGACAAATCGCTAGGGTCTAAAGGCTCATCATCAAAGTCAGTCCAACCCATTTGATCAGCCATTTGCCAGTATACTTCTTTACTAATACCACCCCCAACAAAACTAGTTTGAAGGTAGTGTATTAGTTTTTTTCCGCAGTCTCTTTCTTCTTAGTAGAAAAAGTTTCTAAATCACTCATACAATCAGTAACAAACTGATCAAAAAGTGAAGAGTTTTTAATTAAGAATAAAGCTTCTTCTTCTGAATAAGGAATTGTTTCATCTAATTTAGAATTAGATAAATCAACTGGCAATAAGTTAGGAAGATCTTTCATTTTTAAACCTTTCCAACCTCTAATAGCTTTTTTTGTATACGCTTCTAAGAATTTATCGTTATCGATTTCTTCTTCTCTTTGGCGAGTGCGTTTATTAAAAGCGTATTTTAAACTTGCATTTCTAATTTTAACTAAGTCTTCTCTATTTAGATAAGCAATCTTAATAAAAAAACCTTCAATATCTGGATATTCTACTTCTGAAATTGTTTCAGTTGCAATTAAATTTTGAATTTTACTCATTTTTCCCCCTAGTTAGGTTATAAAAAAAGGGTGTTCATCATATATTAGCTTAGGCTAAGCTGAGGGGGAAGCTTGCTTTTGCTGATGATGAACACCCACCTGAAATTTATTACCCCCTCAGATAATATCATATATTAATTATTGTCACTCTTTACAAAGAATTGAATCTCGTCTCCACCACCTCTTTGTTTTTCTTGTGCAAGAAAATCGACTGACATTCCAAGAACATCATCAATTTGGTGAACTGGGAAATTAAATTGAACAGCTGGCATATTAATATGTAAATATGGAGCTGTACTACCACCAATTTGAATATTAGCAGAACTGGTAGATGCGTGTGACACACGAGAATCGTTAACAACTTTATTCAAGAACTGTGCTGAGTTAGCTCTAACAGAGGTCTCAGAGGCAGATCTTAAATATGCAGTAAATGAACCGGTAATTGTTCTAGATCCGGTAAACTGTCCAATTGGAGTATTCAATGCTGCTAGTTCTTCAGGTGTTAAATATGTAACATCGTTTGAGTAGCTGAAAGATAGCCCTGTTACTGGGAACGAATAAATATTTGCTCCTTCTACTGCACTTCCTTGATGACTAATAGAAATAGCACTTAAGCGGTTTTTAATAAAGTCAACTGTGTAAGTACTGCCCTCTACGTTCATAGTAGCGTAAGGATGATGTGATGCTTCTGCGTCCATGCTAATACTAGCATTAGGAGTAACAGTAGTTCCATCGTTACCAACACCACCAAATACTGCAATAGCTTTAGCTCTTGCATCGCCTGTAAGTTCTACCATCTCTGTACCAAAACCGCTCCAAGTAGTAGTAGCAATTCCATCAACAGAAGCATCAATTTCACCAGTATTAACAATAGCATTTTTAACTTGATATACAAGGTTATCAAGTTTAAAATACATATGATTTTCTTGTGCAATAGCGAAGTTGGATCTACTTGAGTGAGTATTAGCAGAACCTGCTGTATTAGCAGATGCTAGTTTAGCAGAACTAGTAGTTGTATCATAATGCCAAATAGACTGCTCTCCACCATTAGAAGATGCTGGCTTAGTATTACTTACAAGAGCTTGCCAGAGATACCAATCAGCAACAGGCTTACTATTGCCTGTTTCTGCAAGACCAGTTCCTTGTGAGCCATCGTTTACTTCTGCTCCTGTAGGGCGTAAATATGTTTGGAAATTCCATTCCACGGGGTTTCTTGCTGTGTTAAAGCGTTGAACGCTTCTATCTGGGTCTAATCCACTTTCTAATGAAGTGATATCTTGTACCGCAGAATCAGCAGAAAGTGCATATCCAGCTAGAACCTCAATTCTCCAAGTATTTTGAGGGGTAAGGTCAGTAGCTGCGGTAGCACTTAGAGTTAGATCTTCTACAGAGTAGAAGACTTTAGTATTTCTTTGTAGGTTTAGCTGAGTACCTGCCATTTTTAACTCCTTAGTTTTCTATATCTAATTCATAATCAATTATAATTTCTATTTCTGATATTCCGTAAGGTTTTACTAATCCTTCATCAGTATCTATACTAGAAATAATTATATCACGGATACTGTAAACTCCAGTATCTAAGTTGTATATTATGTGTTCTATGTCTTGAATCAAACTATCTAAACTACCAGACGATTCTTCATCATTGACATAAATTCTAAGAGTTAGTGGTATTAAACCTGTGGTATTACCTGAAGTATTGTATACCCTAACTTCTTCTCCGACTTGAAAAAATATTGATGGAAAGTCATTTACTTCGTCTAAAAATTTTATTTTTCTAAAAACATTGCTAAATATATTGTTTTGAAAAGTATAATTAGAGTTTAATGAAGAAATAGACCCATCTATAAGTTTTAAATTTGTAAGAATATGGTTTATTATGTTTCTTCTTTGATTCGACATTATTAGTATAACACCTTAAACTTGTGCTGGCAAATTAAAAATTTTTAAGTCTTAATTATTCTAAACTGTCTTCCAAATAATTCTTGAACAGTTTTTCTTATAGTAGGTCTTATTAATCTTTGTCCTACTGCATATGGCCGTCTATGAAATTTATCAAAATATTCTGATACAGGGGGTTTGGCAAAGTAACTTACTAGTTGTTTTTTATAATCTATTGTAAACTGTAAAGAATTTACAAAACGTCCTGTTCTATATTTTAATCCTTCAGTAGGGTTTGCGGGGCCAAGCTTTGGCATTTTATTTTCAATCCTATCCTGAAGTATACTTGTAAACTGCGCAGAAGATATTAACTTAGTAGTAGTTTCTTTATCTTCTCTTTCTTGACTTACATATTTGCCTGTTTTTACTTTACCAGTTACTCTCGGTATAGAACCTCCAGTAGGTACGCCATATAATATTTCGTAATCTAAGGGAGGCGCTCCTGCAAATTCTTTTGAGGTTATTTTCTTTTTTCCACTAATTGAATCTAAAATTTTTGTAAACTCATCAGCAGATTTAGCTATAATAGGAGGGCCTGTTTCTCCTAATTGCCTATATAAATCTTTTTCAAAAGCATCACCTAAGTTATACTGAATTCCTGCAGATTTACCTTTTCCTTTTAATTCCGTAGTAAAAGGGGGAGATCTAAAGTTAGAAAAAGGAAAATAAATATTAATTACATCAACAGAAGTAACTTTGTTGCCTACTATATTTGCTTTCGATATCAAAAGATTTTTAGCTTTGTTATAAAAGGCTTTGTGTAAATCTGGATCGTATTTTGCAATTAAATCGAAAAAACCTCTACCACCTATTTTAGCTCTGACTGCTTTTAAAACTTCTTCAGGATTATTAACGTCAAAAGTTTCTTTACCCTTTTTTCCAAAGTCTTTATCTGTTTTTAATAAACCTTCTTCTTGTGATTGTGTAGCTAACAATTTAAGTTGGTCTAGATAACCGCTGCCAAAAGCAGAATAAGCTCTTTGACCTATTGTAGATCCTGGAGATCCACCTCTTTTTGCTTTAACTTCTGGAGTTAAAACATCTTCTATATCAGCCCCAAAAGATCTAGCTAAGGCTTTTGCTACTCGATCACTAGTTATTTCTAAGTCTGGTACAGCGGCTACGTTCTTTTCAGCTTGTTGAGATACTCGACCTCCATAATATTTAGCTAAACTTTGCTCAATAGCATCTCCCCAATATTTTTCACTTCTTCTTGTGCCTTTACCTGCTGTTATTTTACCTACAGATTGTAAAAGACCTGTATAATTATTTATTAGTTCAGGGTCTGTTACAGAAATTTTATAAGCTACTACAGTCACTACATTACCACACGATACATTTCAAGAACCCTACGAATATGTGGAGGAAAGTTAGCACTTAATCCGTGTGATTTACCACTTTCTCCTTGTAAAGAGAATCCAGCGTTTTCTTGTGTTTGCTTATGTAATATCTTAATATAATCTAATGTAGCTACTTTAATATCACGAGGTATAATACTAAATCCAGCATCATAAGTAACTTTTATCCCTCTAGGATAATTTCTAAAGATGGTTTCGGGAATAACAGAAATATTTGTTATACCCTGTACTCCAGCTGTGTATCTTCTAATTCCTCCAGTTTCTGAATTCCAAATATATTCTGGAGTAGTTCTAGAATCGTCTTTCAACGTACTATCGTTATTTTTTCCATTAAAATGTAAAAGTAATACTGTATTTTCATCTGTTGCGTTAGGAGTAGTAGGAACAGAAAATGATTTATCATATTTTGAATCTATAGTAATTCTAAATTCATCTAAATATCCTTTAAAATAGTTTTCACTACCTGTTACTCCGGTTTTACCTAAATACAGAGGAGTACTTACAGATATAGTAGGAAGAGAGTTTGAAGTAGTCTGAGTATTGACTAAAGTACCATCAATAAACATGCGTATATCGTTATCTTTCCTACTTACTGCATAATGATTAAATGAATTAGCTTTAGGTAAATAATAACTTGAAGTAGACGAGGTGCTAGTAAAATGATGAACATTAGCTATTTCAGTATCTGAATTTAAAGCTCTGAAGTTAACTCCTAGATAAGGACTATAACCTAATTCTATTTTAGTGTTAGCATCTCCTCTAGATACCATTGCTTTAGTACTAGAAAGGTCTTCAAACCTAAACCATCCTTCAATAGTAAAATCATCAGTTTGAAAATCAAATTTAGGATTACTGGTTTCTGGATCATTTGATGATACAAAAGCTGATCCATCAAAATAGACAGAACTTTCTCCAAATTTTTTTCTTCTTGTTTTTAAGGTAGCTGTAGAAGTAATAGTTGAAGTATCAAAGTCCCCGCTTACAAAAGATCCATCAGAACTAGGGCCTATTAGTGTTTTATGAGTACTTCCGTCATATTCAGTAATTGTCTTTACGCCGTTTAAAGGCAATCTAGAAACAAATACCTGAGAAGCTCCTCCATTAAAAACCTCTGTATAAACGTTGTTTTTAATTTCTCTACCTACATAACTTTCTACCACTGAACAAGCATAAGAAATTAGATTACTTATTCTAGTATCATAAGTATTACTATTTATCTGTAGATATTCTTTAACTTCGCCTAAAGATACATAAGGAACTGTTACAGGTTGTGCCATGTTCTACTCCTCATCAAGAGTATTTGATACTGATGTCTCTGTCACTACTTTTTTTGTGGAAAACACTGACTGCATTGATCTATTAGTTGTAGAAGGTACAGGTTTTCTTTTTTCTTTCCACTTTTTTTTCATTTCTTCATTATCTACACTATAAGATTTTAATTTAAGTAAAAATTCTTGATAGTCATCGATGGAAAGTAATCTCTCTATAGGATCTCTTTTTGCCATTATAAATTCTCCTTTTAGTAAAATAGGGCAGGCGTTGTATACACCTGCCCTGTTGCATTAACGCTTTTTTACGCTATATGACTAGTTTTAAAATTAGCCAGCTGCGATATTACAAGCGAATGAGTAAGATGAGCTCAAAGTTGGGCTTGAAGCAGTTCCTGCAGTAGTCAAGGCTTTAAAGTCAAAGCGTGTTGACATATACATTGCAGTTACCTGCTGGCGTGGTTCGTACTCACTTTCGATTTCCATTCCACGTCTCTCACCGATAACAAATCCCGGCTTGTAAACAAGAGTTCCAAGAGTGTTCCATGAAGTTCCTACGTTATCCATAAATTCAGAGATAACAACTGGAATTCCATAAATAGCTCCAAGAGCACCTGTTAAATAAGTGGCATTAGGGCCGAACTTATCTACAGTACGGAAGTCTGACTCAGCTACAAGTGAGTTATAACCTTCAACACCAGTGATATATACTAATTGATCACCTAACTGAAGACCATACTTACCAAGAGTTGCACGTGCATCTGCGATTTCAGCAGGAGCAGCTTTAGCAGTTGCAGAACCAGTCTGTTGTTGTAACGCAGCAGCATTAGCAAGCTTAGTAATACCAGTAATTACAGAAGCAAAACCAGTACCTGCTGTAATTGCGGCAGCGTTAGCAGTAAAGCCTGAGCTAGCACCAGTACCACGAAGGATTGATTTATCGATAGCACGGGCAATACGACGAGTTGTCGAAGCACGTAAGAAATCAATAAGAGGAAGAATTGTATCTTCTTCTTCATCCTTAGCAAGATGGGTTGAAGTCATAAACTTATGTGGTGTTAAATCAATTGATTTAATCACGTTCTGATATGAATCAGGAACGTTGCTGCTATCACCAATACCGGTAGCATATGTTCCAGACTCAAATTGAGCTACACCATCATTACTACTTGAGAAACCGTCATCTTCGTCAGCGACTGGGATACGGAAAGTTTTTGCATCAACTTGTACACGGTTGAACATTGGAGCAACAACTAATTGCTGCTGCATTTCTTCATAGATGTTAGTTGAGAAGTTAGAAATAAAGTTCTCACCAGATGAAACAACAGCTTTCATTTTATTACCAAGTCTAGTGTCCATTACATCACGTCTGTTAAGAGCGTATCCAAGCATAACAGCGTTAGCCATTTCTTTAGCAGAATATGGGTTTTCTTTACGCTGTGACTCTTGCCACACCATTTTGCTATTTTGAAGAGCAGCAATTTCGTCTCTGTACTTCTCCATTTGAGCTTTAAGTTCAGCAACAGCTTCGTTTTCACGAGGTGTATATGCTGATTTTTCTTCAACAAGTTCTTGTCTATCACGAACGTCTGCTTGTTCCATGATAGCTTCACCAGTCTTTTGAACTAATTCGGCCACTCTAGGCTCTTGTACCTCTATAGTGGCGGCTTTAGCTTCTGCTTGATTATTTTCGGCTGCACCAGTATCAATAGTTAGTACATCGCCTGCAGTTTGAGTAGCCATATCGTCTTTCTCCTTTGTTTCGACAATCATTTGCCCATGTAATTTTAGGGCTAGATCTCTATGATCATTTGGGTTCATCTTATTCAATTCTTGAATAATATTATTTAAGTAGTTTGCAAAGACATAATCAGAATCTGACCAATCTTCACCGTTTGCTTTTAGATTTAAAAGTTTGTTTAATTTCTCTTGTAAGTCTAAACTGTTAGTAATAGATTCTTCGTCTTTTAAAGAGAATAAATATTGTTCAGTTGCATTATTTGTATTTTTATATGCTTCTTTAATTTCTTCTCTTACAGAATCGGATAATCTTGGTGTATTAGTATTAATTACATGAATATCATATTTTGTACCGATATCCCAAGTATTTACTACAGCCATTTCCTCTGCCGGAACTGTATCTATATTATCCACTGTTTTTCCATTTACGTCAACCTCTAAAAATTTAAAATTTGGAGATTCGGCAGTAGCAATCTTAGTAATTTTAAATCTTTTTCCTTCGTATTTTATAAAGGTATCAGTACTCAATGAAGAGGTTTCAGCAGATAAAAGATTTACAAAAGGAATTGGATCCATAGGATTAATTTCTTCTAATTCTTCTTCAGAAAGCTCTAAAGATGTTTCTTCCAAAATATCTTTAGTTTCTTCTGCTAGTTCTACTGTAATTTCTTCAGAGAGATCTTCATTTGAAGAATCATTTGTAGCTTTTTCTTCAACTTCAATCGCTTCTGCAGTTTCTACAGATTCAACAATGTCTGTTTCGGAAATGGCTTCAGACTTTTCTTCAATAGTATTATCTTCTGTGTCCATTTCTTCCTCGCTTTCTCCGTTTTTAAAGCTTTTTACAAATTCTTCATACTCAGAATCACCTTCAAAGCTTTTTCTAACACTAAATAGTGAGTTTTGATTAGCAGGTACACTAACCACGCTAATTTCTAACAACTCTACTTCTGTAATAGTCATAGAATCGTTATTTGCATCATACTTACCGTCTTTAACGCGAAAACCTACTGAAAAACTTTTTAAAGCACCATCTTTAATTAAAGTTTGTACTCCGTGTAATTTTTCAGCAGCATCACTGACCATAGCATCTACATAAATTCCTTTTTTATCAACAGTGACCTTATCTACTTTTCCAATAGGTTGATCATGTTTATGTTGATATAATAAAACAGGGTTTTTTCTATAATTTGCAACGCCTTTTGCCCATGCTTGAGCAGTTACTACGTCTCCGACCCTGTCTTTATCCGTAGTATTAGCATAGCCAGCAATTTTTAAACCATTAGAGTTTTTAATTCTTTTAGTTTCAAAAGCACTGTTCAGATAAAATGTTTTTTCCATTTTTTATTCCTTTTACTCGCTTGTACCGGAATCAGAAGACTCAGGTCTTCCTCCTATTGCTGGGTTAACAGCACTTCCAGTTATGTTTTGAGGTATTCGTATTTGATCATTCTCTTCACCCTCTAAGAAACTAAACCCAAGACCTTCTCTAGCCTCATTAACTGTTATAATACCAGTATTGACTAATGTAGAAAAATACACCGCTTGAGTTTTATTATCTGGTTGTAAAGCAGGTATAGATGTTTTATCAGGTTTAATTAAAACACCCCCATTGAAATAATGGGAAAAAGCACTACAAAACATATTTAAAAGAGGTAATACTGTAAGGTTATAAAACATAACTTCATTTGCATGAATATTAGCATTATTACCACTTTTTAATAGTACGTAAGGTACACCAATTGATTTAGCAATATCTTGTTGAATTCTTTCAATCGAGTTTTCAAAATCTAATTCATTAAAATTAATATTAGAAAACTTATCTATCTTTAATCCGCCATCTAAAATTGCAGGGTTCCTAGCACCTTTAAATAAAGAAGAATAATTTGATCTCCAAGCTTCTAATAATCTTTCTTTTACTTTTGGGCTTAATACACTGTCTGTTTGTAAAACTAACCCTGGAACAGCATTATTCTTAAAAAATAATCTCTGAAACTCGGTCATTTGATAATAGAGTTCAAATAGTCTTTCTAGATTTTTTAGTCTACTAACTCCTCTAAAAATACTATCTTCATTATCTGCTTTTACATGAATAATCTCATCAGGGGTAAAAGTTATTTTTTCTTGTTTAGAAGATTGGCTTTGTCCAAAACCAAAATAAGCAGAAGTATTAGTATTATGAATTAGAAAATTATAATGACTTACAAATGTTTTTGAATCTGCAACTACTTCAACATCGTTAGCAGGGAGTAAATATAATCCACCGTTCTCTTTATCATAATAGAAAAATGCATTACCGTCAAGATAAAAATCTAAAATTGCCCTTCTAAATAAACGTGTTCTATCCTCAAAAGGATTAGGTTTGGCGTTCATAATTTTATGAATTTTTTTAGCTGCACCACCCTCTACAAGTAAAGGAACACTAACAGCCGCATTAATAATAACCTCTACCGACCTATGAACAATTTCTATCTCTCTATAGGCAGATTCAAATTCTACAATATTCTCTGGAAGATTGTATGGATCTCTAGAAGCTATATAAGACTGCGCAGGGTTTAATTTTTCTACTAACCATTCTCTAATTGCCATTATGTTTCTCTTTTTGAATATTTATCCAGTTAATTATTTTTTTGTCAAAAGAAATAGGGTAAACTTGACCGTATAAATTGTGTAATAAAGCATGATGAAAATTACATAAAGTAAACAGATTTTTGCTGCTTAGATATTCATCATAATCTTCTTTAAATTTAATTCTTATTTCTTTAATGTACGCTACATCTTCTATTTTGTCAATTTTATTTTCTTTACACCAGCGTTGAAACAGTTCAGAAATAGAATATACATGATGTAGTTCTAATTTATCTTTAGATCCGCATATGTAACAACAAGTATCATATTTATACTCTTTTTTTATGTAATCTCTTATATATTTAATAGGTATTCTTTTAAGCATAAATACTAACTTGACCCCTAAGATCGGAATAGATTGCATACCTTATAGCATCACAACAGTGAGAGGTCCAATCATGAATAGGTTTTTGCTTTTCTGTTTTCTCATTCCACCTATATGCTGCCATGGAATCAAAAGAGTGCCTAGCATTATCTATATCAAAAATAAGACTATCATGATCTACTAAATTTGCTATAGACAAAATTCCATCATTAACACTTTTTTGAGCATTTTCACAATATATATCATAATCATATGCTAAATCTGCTTTGGTTTGTTGCGCTGCAGAATCAATGTAAATAGCATCTACATCCCATTTATCTGCAATTTCTTTTATGTGTATAGCATGAGTAGAAGTAGTTCCCTCTTTTGCTACATATTCATCAACTACATAAAACTTGCCTTCAGAATCCTTTGCAAGAACTACAAAAGCGGTCTCATCTCTATATCCAATATCTAAACCACCAATAAATTCATATCTGTAGTCTCCAGGAATAACTTCTTCTATTTGTCGTAGATGTTTATTTTCGTCAATATTATATACTTTACCTTCAAGAGTTATCCAGTCACATTCATATTCTTGTCCAAATAGATTTTTACTCATACTTTTACGAGCTTCATCTATATCAATTTGATTTAATAAAGGGTTAGCTCTCCAAGTGAATCTTGCACTACCCCAAGTTTCAAACTCAGGATCTTGGCCTCTTAAATAATATTCATATAAATAATTTCCCTTACCTCTTGGAGTAGAAATCCATAAACAACGTGAGTCAGGAAAGGTTGATAAAGCAGGACGTAAATCTCTAGTAAAATATTCTTCGTTAGGTATAATCGCTGCTTCGTCTACAATTAACAAGTTAGCAGCTCTACCAATTAAACTATCTCTATTATTTGCAGATAATAGTCTAAAAGTGCTACCATTAACAAGCCTAATTACTTTATCTTTTTGATTAAAACGTTCAGTCTCTAAAGATAAGTCTCTAATTATTTGAGTAGTATAATCCCAAATAATCGAAGATAAAGAGAAATTTGGAGCAACAACCATAACTTGAGTTCCTGGCTCTAGTAATTTAGCAAAAGCTAAAATAGCTGCTGCATAAGATTTACCAGTACGTCTAGCAGATATATGTACCCAAAAACGGTTACTTTCAAGACCATCTACCATACCCCACTGGCTTTCATTCAACTTAAGATCAAGTTGATTAACCATAGGTATTTTTTGTAATAGTTTTTCTAAGTTTATTTTAAAAAATTTATCTTTATCGTTCATTTAAAAACACTAATTGTAGTATAAATAAAACTAAGTAATCCTGCAATAAAAACTCCTATAAACACTAAAGTTTTAAGGCTTGTTTTACCTTGTGTCGCAAGTTTTTTTAAATCTTGAACTTCTTCAAAAGTATATTGTATCTGTTCTTGAAGTCTTTCAAAATTTTCCATTATTTTTTCATATCTTGCAGCACAAACGGCTTCATGAGTAGCAAACTCAGACTTAGTAAGTTGAGTTCTTTCGTGAAGAGTTTCAATATCTTTATGAATTTGATCGAGTTCTCTCTCAGTACCCATCATTTTCTCCAAAAACTCCCCCTCAAGTTTTATCTAATTGTTAATTATTGACTGGCAGTAAATGTATCCCACCAAGAACCCATCGCTGTTACAAGCTCTTCATCTGTGTAAGCAACAAGTTCTGCCTCTACATCCGGGCTACTGTCGTCTGCAAGTGGGGGTGTCTTATATAGGGGATGACTAGCATGAATAGCTTGCATGCGAGAGATAAACGAATCTCTAGTAAGTGTTTTCAAAGTAGAAGGTATATAATATTCTACGTCGTCTCTAATATAACCAACGTAAGAATTATTAATTGAATTATACCAATGCCCACCGTTATCAATCCAAATTGGGGTTTTCTTTGCATCAGAACGGGCTCTTACTTTTTCTAATTTATATTCTACAATCATTGTTAATTCTCCTCTGAGTTCTTTTCAGACTGTTTAGGGAGAAATATAGCATCATCGTCATGATGATTTCGTAGTCCTTGAAGCTGCATACGGACATCATCTACTTTTAATTGATCAAGAAGTTTTACACACATATCTTCTAAAAATTCATACATAGGTCTTACAGTATAATCATCTATTTTTTGTTCATAGTCTAAAAAGGCAAGCATATCTAAAGTAATTTTTCCAGGATTAACACCTATCTGTTCTAAATATTCTTGTTCTCCTTTAGTGATTCTACCACTTTGCCTAACATCTCTTAAACACTGTACTAAACTTCTCTTTAAATGAGACCTTGCTTCTTCTTTTTCAAAATCTTCTTCATTATAATCGCTATATTTTTCCTTTAAGTCATCGTAAAGGTTAGAAAGAGTCAATACATCTTTCATTGCTCCTTCAACATATTTCATTCCATTAGCCATTCCACTTTTTAACTGAGCTATATCTATCTCAAGTAATTGTGCTTTTAAAGAGTCTTTCTCTTTGGCTAGTCTATCTTCTTTTTGTTTTAATTTAATCTCATTCTTCATATAGTTCCACTTAGCCTCTTCTAATGCTTCTCTTTTTCTTGTCATTTCAGCACTAATTTGTCTAATATTTTTCATAGGAGCAGCATAACTTAAATTAATATGCCTCCAAGTCCATTGAGAATGAGACCTATTCCAAATTCTTTCTGTTTCTGCTACATTAGAAATAGCTAAATCTACTTTTTTAGCGTTTTCAGCTAAAGTTAATCCTCCAAAACTTTTAACCTCTGCTAAATTAGAAGTTTGAAAAACTTCGGCAATAGATTTACCCTTTGCTTGTTCAGCAACATCTACTAAATCTTTATTTTCTTTGTTTGTTGTCGTTAAATCAGACATATTTTCCCCTCATTCTATATTAAAACTGATCGATACTCTGTCTTGAGTATTTTTATTTGGTTCAACATAGTGTTCTAACCATGATGGAAATAGTATACATGAACCTGATTCAGGTGTCAAACCATAATTTTTTATTCTAATCCGGCTGGTCTCTGATCTACCTGCGGGATTTACTAAAACTAATTTTCCAGAATTTTCTGGTGTGGATACCCAATATACACCGCTTAAAGTACCGCTATGTACATGATGAGCATTATAAGAGTATTGAGAATTAATATTTGCCCACATAGATTCAATAAAAACTTCTTTATTAATTCTTTCACTAAAATCTTTCACAATATTATTACTCATATCTAAAAGAGGTTGGATTAATGGTTTCAAAAAATCTCCATAATCTTGATAAATATAATCATGACTTTGCCAACCTAGAAAATTAGATCTATTTTTTCCTTCTGTGCTATCTCGTAACCAGTAAACAAAATTAAGTAGCTCTTCATTAAAAGAGCTACTATCAGGTATATTAAACCCCCATACTGGAACAGATAAAATTTCTTCTTTAAAATCTAAATGATTCATTATCTAAAGTGTGTATACCCTTGCACCCAAATAACTAAAGACCAGCGTGTGCCTCTAGTAACAGGAGTTACTCTATGTCGCATATAGCTTGGAAATAAAATTACACTTCCTCTTTCTTTTGGCATTACAACTTCTGATCCTTCATCTACCTGAAGCTCTCCTCCGTCATAGTCTGCGGGATCAGAAAGTTGTACAATCATAGAAATTTTTCTACCATAAGAACTCCCGCCTCCTACATCTATGTGCCACCCATAATGTTGTTTAGTTTCATTACTAGTATACTCAAGTAATTGAAGTCCGTGCATGATTCCTGCTATTTCAAAATCAAAATGATGTTGATTTGTAACATCAGCGATAAACATCATTTTTTCAAATAGACCATTAGTTTTTTCGTTTAAGAATATATTTCTTACATATACATCACGAATTTCTCTACGAATTTCACCTCCATTTTCTCCGACTGAAGCAAATTGAGGATACTCTTGATTACCGTAATTAATTACCCAATCACATTCGTCAGGTGTAAAGTATAATTCTCTTTTTGAGTGTTCTGCTGTATGAGCAACAAAACCCGGAGTTCTAGGTTTTTGTCTTGGAGCCATAAATTTTGCCATTATTCACCTACCTTAAATTCAAAGTTTTGAGGAAGAGGACGACCTGAAGGTCTAGAACTTATCATAGATTCTTCTTGAGTTTTTAACCAAGGTTTTTGTAATTTTTGCTGAGTATGGTTAACCTGTTGAAAGTTTTGATTTTGCTGCTGATTAGTAGCAGCTTGTTGAGTTTTTGAGATGCCTAACGTAGGTCTACCATCAAATTTACACTCTTCTGCATACGGACCATCCGCGTCTACATAATGTACAAATACTTGAGTTTGCCACTCTCCTTTATAAACAGGTCTCCAATGAGGAATATCACAACCCCTATATAATAACATTTCTCCTATATCAAGATCAATCTGTTTACCTACTTTATCATTTTCATCTTTACCTACATATATAGGCCAAATCGGTTCTCCTTGTTTTCTTCCAAGAGTTAAAGTACCTGAAATTTCACATGAAGGCCTATCTTTGTGATACTTTAGCTCTTCGCCTGTTTGATAAATTCTAGAATAAGTATAAGCTGGAATAAGGTTTACTCCTATTAGATTGCTTAATTGAGGGGCAAGTCTTGCTAGTAGGGTATCAAATAAAGGATCTCCATAAATTGACCAAGACAAAGGACATTGTGAATCATCCCCTCCTAAAGATACAGGAGGTACTAATAGTCCTGCATCTCTTTTGACAAATAAATAATCAGTCATAAGACTTGCCATCTCATGACTGATTACTTCGTTAAATACAATATATTTTTGATTATTAAACATTTCTGGTATTGAATTCATAATTAGTTTTTTCTCCCTCTTCTATTTATGATATATAAGTAATTATATACTAAATTTTTTAAGGAGTCAAGAAGAATTATAATTTATCCAACAGCCGGTAGGTGACGTACAGAGACCACAGTATTGTTAGCAATAGGTGCGGTATTATTAAGAGTAAGTGTGGTACTTGAAACTGAGTAGTTGTTGGCAGGAGCACCAGGAGACTGAAGAATTCCTCCAACTACTACCATTATAGAACTACTAGAAACAGGAGTTTGAGTTAGAGTAAAGGTATTAGCAGACCCTGAAGCAGTATATACATCGTTTATAAGATTAGAGGTAGAAGTTGATGTTAAAACATAACGAGCTTCAATTTCTGTGTTTGCAACTATAGGAGAAACGTTTGCTATAGTCAGTGTAGAACCACTAACAAAATAATCATCTTCAGGTGTTTGTAATAATCCATCAATTGCTACAAACATATTTGTTGCATTAGACACACTTCTAGACATTGTAAAAGTATTAGCTGATCCTGAAGCGACTATAACTTGAGAAGAATAAGAATAAGCATATGTAACACTTGTAGCACTAACTGTTAATGTATTAGCACTTCCTGTAGGTACTGCAGCTAATCCTGATCCAAAGACAATATTAGCAATTGCTCCATCAATAACTCCAGCAGCATTTTCAACTTTTACTCCTCCACTACCCGTACTAAAAGTTGCGTTTGCATATGTACCGAAAGTATCTAAAATACTTTTATTAGTAGTGATAGTGGTAGCGTTAGTAGCTACGTTATCTTGTACTACATTGAGATTAGTATCAGTAGCAAAGGTTGTATTAGCGTAAGAACCGAAAGTATCTAAAATACTTTTATTAGTAGTGATAGTGGTAGCGTTAGTAGCTACGTTATCTTGTACTACATTGAGATTAGTATCAGTAGCAAAGGTTGAATTAGCATAGCTACCAAACTGATCTGAAATACTTTTATTAGTTGTAATAGTAGTAGCGTTGGTAGCTACATTGTCTTGTACGGTATCAATTGACGCTGATAACGAACTAGTATCGACTGCAACAGACCCAAACTCTATTTGAGAGTTTGCAGAAACATATACTAAAGCATCTCCGTCTGATGCTCCGTCAGTTTTTAATAATTTTGGGTTTAGTTTATCTATTGCCATTATTAGACGCCCCCACCATCTATAGTTCCTGGGAAAACGAATTGTAAGTACCTAACGTCTACATTAATTCCTAATGGCAGCGGTGCTACATTAGAAATAGTTAGAGTAGTATCACTAACTGTATATGTATCAGGAGATTGAATTAATCCATCTAAAATTACGAATATATTATTTACGTTAGACACTGACTGTGCTAAAGTAAAGGTATTAGTACTAGCATCAATAGCATAGTTATCACTAGCTACGTTAGCAGCAGCAGTAGTTAAAAAATTAGCATTTGCATAAGTACCAAAAGCACCTAACTCATTTCCAACAGCAGTCACATTACTTTGAACAGCGTTTACATTTCCACTAGCGAAAGTTGAATTAGCATAAGTACCGAAAGTATCTGAAATACTTTTATTAGCTGTTATAGAAGATGCGTTGGTAGCTACATTGTCTTGTACCGTGTTGAGATTAGTATCTGTAGCAAAAGTGCTGTTAGCGTAACTTCCTAATTGGTCTACTTCAGCGTTTAGCGCTGTAATAGAAGACGCGTTAGTTGCTACATTATCTTGTACCGTGTTGAGATTATTATCTGTAGCAAACGTTGTATTAGCATAAGAACCAAAAGCATCTAGTTCTGCGTTAACAGCATCGGTATTACTTGATATAGAGTTAATCTGGTTAGTAAGTGTAACTGAGAGATTAGCATCATTACCTAAAGCCGCTGCTAACTCGTTAAGAGTATCAAGAGTTGCGGGAGCGCTGTCTACCAGACCTGCTACTTCTGAGTCTACGTAAGTAGTAGATGCAAAAGTTGAATTAGCATAACTTCCTAGTTGATCTACTTCAGAGTTTAATGCTGTAATAGAAGATGCGTTAGTTGCTACGTTGTCTTGTACAGTGTCAATTGACGCTGATAACGCACTAGTATCTACTGCAACAGACCCAAACTCTAAGTGCCCATTGGCAGAAACATATACTAAAGCATCACCATCAGAAGCTCCAATAGTTTCTATAAGTTTTGGATTTAGTTTATCTATTGCCATTATTAGACGCCTCCGCCATCTATAGTTCCAGGGAATACAAACTGTAGATATCTAACATCAACGTTAATTCCTGCAGGTAGTGGTGCTACATTAGAAACAGTTAGTGTAGTGTCATTAACTGTATAAGTATCTGGAGATTGAATCAATCCGTTTATCATTAAAAGTATATTATTTACGTTAGACACCGACTGTGCTAAAGTAAAGGTATTAGTACTAGCATCGATAGCATAATTATCATTTCCTACATTAGCTGCAGCAGTAGTTAAGAAGTTAGCATTTGCATAAGTTGCATAAGAGTCTAAGTTATTTTGGACGTCATTAATACTACCGCTAGCAAATGTTGAGTTAGCATAAGAAGCAAAACTATCTAAATTACTAAGTACTAGATTAACAGAATTATTTGCTCCTGTCAATCCAGAAATTACCGAATCTACGTTAGAAGATACTATATTTAGATCTGTGTCTAAAGCAAAGGTAGAATTAGCGTAAGAAGCAAAGGTAGCTAGTTCAGTATCTAACGCTGTGATAGATGAAGCGTTGGTAGCTACGTTATCTTGTACAGTATTGAGACTTGTATCAAGAGCAAAAGTAGTGTTAGCATAGCTTCCTAGTTGATCTACTTCAGCGTTTAACGCTGTGATAGATGAAGCGTTGGTAGCTACGTTATCTTGTACAGTATTGAGACTTGTATCAAGAGCAAAAGTAGTGTTAGCATAGCTTCCTAGTTGATCTACTTCAGCGTTTAACGCTGTGATAGATGAAGCGTTGGTAGCTACGTTATCTTGTACAGTATTGAGACTTGTATCAAGAGCAAAGGTTGAGTTAGCGTAAGAAGCATAAGAGCTTAAATTTGACTCAACTAAATCAGCACTACCTGAACCTCCAGTGGCTGCTTTAAATTCAACAGAACCATTCGCACTTACAAATGTAAGCACGTCACCATCTGAAGCACCAGTAGTGCCAATAATTCCTGTACTAATTTTAGTTATGCTCAATTATCATTCTCCTGTACTATTTTTTTCATTATACTCTAATAAAACTTATTTGGCAAATATTATAAATTTAAGGTGTATTATTAGCCAATCCATACCTGGCTAGGGGTAGAAGCAGCATTACTCTCAGAGGCTCCACTTGAAACAACAGTAGGTCCGTGAGAAACCACTACTGCTAAGTCTGCATTTGATGATATATATGACTCATCTATATCATTAATTACAACTACTCCAGTAACAAAAACTGTGTTATCAGAGATAATAGCAGCGTTTGAACTTTCATTAACCGCGTTACTAGTAGAAGAAAGTGAATTAGCCCCTGCTGCGTCTACATTATCATAAGCAGCAGGACCTCCTGCTACTAAGTTAGCCTGTACTATTCCACCTTTAATAAATACATCTGCCATCTGTTACTACTCCTAAGAAGCATTTTCTGGAATCAAATAACAAGCTTTAGAGCCCA